GTGGCAACAAAAGATTGAAGTAAGAAAAGGAGATAGAAAAGCTGAAGTAGGTTTAAAAGGAACATTACAAGGAATGTCTTTTGATAAAGATCCAACAAATGGTGTAGGTGGACCAGTAAAATATTTCTTTCATGAGGAAGCAGGAATTGCTCCTAAGATGAATACAACATATGGATATATTAAACCAGCTCTTAAATCAGGTATGATTACTACAGGATTATTTATAGCAGCAGGATCAGTAGGTGATTTAGATCAATGTGAACCATTAAAGAAAATGATTCTAGATCCAGAAGCAAATGATATTTACTCAGTAGAAACAGATTTACTAGATGAACAAGGTACTTTAGGTAAGTCAGGTTTATTTATTCCTGAACAGTGGTCAATGCCACCTTACATAGATGATTATGGTAATTCACTTGTAGAAGAAGCATTACAAGCATTAGATGATTATTTTGAGAAGATAAAAAAATCTATGGATCCTGAGGATTACCAGTTGGAAATATCTCAGCACCCTAGAAATATTGCAGAAGCATTTAAGCATAGAAAAGTATCTAAGTTTCCATCACATCTTGTTACTGCACAGATAAGAAGAATAGAAGATAAAGAATATGCATATGAGTACTTAGATATATCTAGAGATGATACAGGAAAAATAAAAGTTAAGGACAGCAATAAGTTACCAATATCTGAATTTCCAATAAGTAAAAAAACTATAGATAAAACTGGTTGTTTAGTAGTATGGGAAAGACCTGTAAAAGATCCAGGATATGGTCAGTACTATGCATCTATTGACCCTGTAGCAGAAGGAAAGACAACTACTTCAGATTCATTATGTTCTATCTATGTTATGAAGGCTCCCGTAGAAGTAACTAAAGTTACTAATGGTGAAACAGAAACATATATAGAACAAGATAAAATAGTAGCTGCATGGTGTGGAAGGTTTGATGATATTAAGCAAACACATGAAAGATTAGAAATGATCATAGAGTGGTATAATGCTCAGACTGTAATTGAGAATAATATTTCTTTATTCATTCTATACATGATATCTAGAAAAAGACAAAGATATCTAGTTCCTAAAAATCAGATAATGTTCTTAAAAGACTTAGGTGCAAATGCTAACGTCTTCCAGGAGTATGGTTGGAGAAATACAGGAGTACTTTTTAAACATCATTTACTAAGTTATGTAATAGAATATTGTAAAGAAGAATTGGATACAGTAACTAAGCCAGATGGAAGTATTGTAAAAACTACATATGGTGTAGAAAGAATACCTGATATAATGTTATTAAAAGAAATGCACGCGTATACAGATGGACTTAACGTGGATAGACTTGTTGCATTTTCTGCAATGGTTGCATTTATGAGAATACAACAAGCAAATGTAGGTTATACTAAAAGAGTTATAATGGATGATGCAAGCAAAAACTTGCAAAAGTCAGAAAATTTGTTTAAATTAAATAGCAGTCCTTTCCGTCATATAGGAAGGAGAGGAACTAAAAGTAATGGTCAATATATAAAAAGATCAGCATTTAAAAATATTAAATAGAAACTATGCAAGTATTTAATGCAATGCAGCTCAAAAAAGGAGCTAAGTCAGAACAAACCAGAATGGGTACTATCACCCAGCCTCTTCAATTTATACCTAAGAAAGATAAAGATGGAGAATGGTCAGCATGGAATCTTGACTGGTTAGAGTGGAATGGTATTAAACAGATCCGTAGAAATTCTAATAGATTAATGAAAAACTATAATCTTGCAAAAGGTATTATAGAAAGAGGTGATTATATAGTAGAAGCAGATAATGAATATAAAGATATAGTAGAAGTACTTCAGAGAGAAGAAGCTTCAGCAATGGAACTTAAGTTTTATCCTATTATTCCTAATGTAATTAATGTACTTGTTTCAGAGTTTGCTAAGAGATCTACTAAACTTACATATAGAGCAGTAGATGAATTCTCATATAATGAGATGTTAGAAGAAAAAAGAAAGATGGTAGAGGAAACTCTTCTATCAGATGCACAGACTAAAATTCTTGCTGCATTAATGGAACAAGGATTAGATCCTTCTTCTGAAGAAGCACAAGCAGAATTATCTCCAGATAAATTAAAGACTCTTCCTGAAATAGAAAACTTCTTTAAAAAAGATTACAGATCTATGGTAGAAGAGTGGGCATCTCATCAACATAAAGTAGATATTGAAAGATTTAGAATAGATGAGCTTGAGGAAAGAGCATTTAGAGATATGCTTATTACAGATAGAGAGTTCTGGCATTTCCACATGATGGAAGATGACTATGATGTAGAGTTGTGGAATCCTGCAGTAACATTCTATCATAAATCTCCAGATGCTAGATATATATCTCAAGGTAACTGGGTAGGTAAAATAGATATGTTAACTGTATCAGATGTTATAGATAAGTATGGATACTTAATGACAGAAGAGCAATTAAAAGCATTAGAAGCTATATATCCAATCAGAGCCGTAGGTTATAACTTAGGAGGAGTACAAAATGATGGTTCTTTTTATGATGCAACTAAGTCTCACTCTTGGAATACTAATATGCCTTCTCTTGGAATGAGACAATATACTTCAGCTATTGGTAATTCTATGCATGGTGGAGGTGATGTAATTGCGCAAATATTTGCTCAAGGAGAAGACTATCATGATCAAGGTACTGCTTTTTTATTAAGAACTACAACAGTGTATTGGAAGTCTCAAAGAAAAGTAGGTCACTTAACTAAGGTAACAGAGAATGGTGAAGTAACAAATGAAATTATTACAGAAGATTACAAGGTTACTGATAAGCCAATATATGATGACAGACTATTTAAAAACAAAACAAAGGATACTGTAGTATTTGGAGAACATATAGACTGGATCTGGATTAATGAAGTATGGGGAGGAGTTAAGATAGGACCTAATATTCCTTCTTACTGGGGTATGAACAATCCAAGTGGTTTCTCACCAATGTATCTTGGTATACAAAAAAATACAATAGGACCTCTTAAATTTCAATTTAAAGGAGACCAAAGTTTATATGGATGTAAACTTCCTGTAGAAGGATCGGTATTTTCTGATAGAAATACTAAATCTACAGCTCTTATTGATTTAATGAAACCATACCAGATTGGATATAACATAGTAAACAACCAGATTGCTGACATATTAGTAGATGAGTTAGGAACTATTATCATGTTAGACCAAAACACTCTTCCTAAGCACTCTTTAGGAGAAGACTGGGGAAAAGGAAATTATGCTAAAGCATATGTAGCAATGAAGAACTTTCAGATGCTTCCTCTTGATACATCTATTGCTAATACTGAAAATCCATTAAACTTCCAGCATTTCCAAAAACTAGATCTATCTCAGACAGAAAGATTAATGTCAAGGATACAGTTAGCTAATTATTTTAAGCAACAAGCTTATGAAGTAATTGGTGTTAATCCACAAAGAATGGGTCAACAACTATCTCAAACATCAGCTACTGGTGTTGAGCAAGCAGTTTCTTCATCTTATGCACAAACAGAAGTATTCTTTATACAACACTGTGATTACCTAATGCCAAGAGTACATCAGATGAGAACTGATTTAGCTCAGTATTATAATGCTACTAAACCATCTCAAAGATTAAGTTATACTACTACTGCAGATGAAAAAGTAAATTTTGAAATAAATGGTACAGATCTTCTTATGAGAGATTTAAACATATTCTGTAGTACTACTGCAAACCATAGATCTGTTTTAGAACAGTTAAAACAAATGGCTATGCAGAATAATACTACAGGAGCTTCTATTTATGATCTAGGTAAGATAGTACAATCAGACTCTATTGCTGAACTTAACAATGTACTTAAAGGATCAGAAAAAAGAGTACAACAAGAGAAGCAACAAGAACAGCAGTCAGCACAGCAAATGCAGCAAGAACAGTCTAAAGCTCAACAAGATATAGAGAAGATGAAGCTTGATTCACAAGCAATGGAGAAAGAGAAAGATAGACAAAGAGATATCCTTGTTGCAGAAATTAGATCTGCAGGTTTTGGTGCTATGCAGGATATTAATAAAAATGAAGTATCTGACTACCAAGATGAGATGAAAAACATTAGACAGTCTGACCAATACCAGCAACAAACTGATTTACAGAGAGAAAAACAAATGAATGAAAACTCTAGACAGTCACAGAAGATGGATATAGAAAGAGAAAAACTTAATGTTCAACAAAGTATAGCAGATAAGCAACTACAAATAGCTAGAGAAAATAAGAATAGATTTGATAAAAAAGGAACTAAAGGAAAAGAAAAATAGTAGTTAGCTATATAGTCCAAAAAAATAATTTTTTTATTATAAATTTCTCAAGTTTATTTTATATATTAAAGTATAACCAAAACCAACAAAGATGAATGAAACTAAAAACAATCCTGAAGAAGATCAGGAACAAGACTCTACAACGGTAGGTCAGATTGATGTAAATATAGATGATTTATTTGGAATGCCAGGAGCAGCTAACATTATGCTTCCAGCTGATGATGAAAAATCTAAAACTGTCTTTAGTAAAGAAGATACTCCAGACACCTCGTTCCTTGATGTAAAGACTGTCACTCCTAAAGAAAAAGAAGAGGCAAGAGAAAAGAAAGAAGAAGTTGAAGAGACTATTGCTGAACTAGATGGACTTATTAGTCAAGAAGAAGATGCAGGTAACAAAGGAAGACCTAAAGTAGATAAGTCAGGTTTATCTGAGCTAGCTCAAAAAATGATTGAAGAAGGTGCTTTAATTCCATTTGATGATGAAAAGTCTTTAGATGAGTATACTACTAAAGACTTTAGAGAATTATTTGAAGCTAACTTTCAACAAAGAGAAGAAGACATTAGAAAGAATACTCCAAAAGAATTCTTTAATGCTCTTCCAGAAGAACTACAATATGCTGCTAAGTATGTAGCAGATGGTGGACAAGATCTAAAAGGTTTATTTAGAACTCTTGCTCAGGTAGAAGAAATGAGACAACTTGATCCTTCAGATGAATATGATCAAGCAGAGATTGCAAGACAGTATCTATATGCTACTAATTTTGGAAGTTCTGAAGAAATAGAAGAAGAGATTGAAACTTGGAAAGATATTGATAGACTAGAACAAAAGGCTAATCAGTTTAAACCTAAGTTAGATAGAATGCAAGATGAGATTGTAGCTAGACAACTTGCAGAACAAGAAGTAAGAAAAGAGCAACAAGACAATGCAGCTAAAGCTTATACTGATAATGTATATAGTACATTAGCAAACGGAGAAATAAGTGGAATTAAACTAGACAAGAAAGTTCAAAGTTTACTCTACTCAGGATTAGTTCAACCAAACTATCCTTCTATATCAGGAAAACCTACTAATTTGTTAGGCCACCTTTTAGAGAAATATCAGTTTGTAGAACCAAGACATGATCTAATTGCTGAAGCACTTTGGTTACTTGCAGATCCAGATGGTTATAAAAATAAAATTAAAGATCAAGGAAGTAAACAAGCTGTAGAAAAAACAGTAAGACAATTAAAAACTGAAGAGTCAAGAAAAATTACCTCTTCTGTAAATGATGACAGAGAATATGACGCTAGATCAAGAACTAGTAAACCACAAAAAACTATCTCAAGAGGAGGTTTCTTCAAGAGATTTTAATTAAGTAACAAATAAAACAAATATAAAAATGGCAACTCCAGTAATGAACAATGGCATATTCCTAAGGGATACAGCCTATGCGGCAAGTTCTCATGTGGATTCATACCACTTGGTGAACATGCTGAAAGATGCAGATCCAATGGACTTAGGTCCAGTAGACCTTTGGGCAATGGCTCAAAGAGTTGAAATGCCTCTTTACCAATTATCATCTTTTGGTGGTAAGAATGTAATTAATGTTGACAATGCTCGTGGAGAGTATAAGTGGCAGACTCCTGTCTCTGTAGATCTTCCATACATCATTGAAGACATTGAAGGACAAAATGAGTTTAAAGGTGTAGATGGTACAACTTTCCGCATCAAAATTAACAAGAGAGAATTTGGACATGGTGATATCATCACATATGACAAATATAATGGTTGTGAGATGTACATCACTGCAGAAGATATTCTTCCAATGGGTGATGGCTTTATCTATACAGTACAGTTAGTTAACAATGATAACTACAAATACTTAGATAACAAGTATCTTGCTAATGGTACTAAAGTATTCAGAAAAGGTTCTGCAAGAGGTGAATATGGTGAGAGATTCTCTGACATTATCACTAACACAGGATTCCGTGAATTCTATAACTTTGTTGGTGGAGCAGAAGCTCACGTACATTATTCTGTATCTTCAAGAGCAGACTTAATGATCAAAGGTGGAATGAATGCAGATGGTACAGTTCCTGTAACTGAGATCTGGAGAACATTTGACAAGTCTAACTTAGATCCTTCTATCACATCTTTAGAAGATATGGTTAAGGTTATGGGTAAAGACAAAGTGAAAAAAGCATTTGATAATGGAGATCTTTCTAGAACATTCTTAACTAATATGGAAGCTGCTCACCTTTCTAAGGTAGCAACTGATATTGAGACTTACTTAATGTGGGGTCATGGAGGTAGAGTTCGCCAAGATGGACCAGATGATGTAAGATTGTCAGTAGGTTTATGGAAGCAGTTGGACAACTCTTTCAAAAGAGTATACAACAAGAATAACTTTACACTTGACTTGTTCCGTGGAGAAATCTATAACTTCTTTAATGGTAAGGTTGAATTCCAAGGTCCAGATCCTAAGCGCTCTTTAGTAGTTCAAACAGGTATGGGTGGAATGAGAATGGTAAATGAAGCTATTAAAACTGAGGCTATCTCTTCAGGTTTATTAATTCAAGCTGCTGATATTGGTGCAATCACTGGTAAAGGAATGGACTTGAACTTTGGTTTCTCTTATACTTCTTATGTTATTCCTTTCTTGGCAAATGTTAAGTTTGTACTTAATCCAGCATTTGACAATGTTCACACAAATGACATTGAGAATCCTATTATAGATGGTTTCCCATTAAGTTCTTATTCATT